GCTCCGTATAAGTGCGCGCGACTGCTGGTACAACACACGCATTCTCTTTGTCGATTTCTTCGACAGAACTCTGATCTTCATAAGCGATCAGTTCGTCTACGTCATTATCGACCTCGACTTTTTCGGTCTGACCACTGATAGACTTAGAGCCATCAGGGTGCATCGAGGAAGTCACAGATGAGAAGGCATCATGTGACATAAATCCTGCGGTGGGATTATAGGAATCCCGTATAAAATCTTGAATATCGTCGAAAACTGTTAGTATAGCATACACGACACAGTTGGGATCGCGCACGTTTCCAGAGTTAATGATTTCCTTCTTTTCGCGGGGGGATGTCATCAAAACCGCTTGCCCGGCGCACACCACATATACTCGGGAAAATGTGGGTACGTCATGGTCCAGGGACATTAGGACCACGGCTATTACGCCGCCCCTTCAATAAAAATCTGAAGGGTCTGCGAGTGTCAGATCATCTCGCAACATAGATCTTCGGTACATATACTGGGAGCTCACTTTTATGTGAGTGTACCTGGCCTTTTCTGCGGCCTTCAAAATAAGACGTGTGTACTTCTGATAAGTATCCGTATCATAAAGAGCGAGTTCGCGTATAGCCATCTCAACTCCCATGCGGACTTCCTCAGCCTCCACATCGTCATAGGTCCAATTTACTATCTCCAAGATGGTATCCAGGTCAAGACGACCGAGATACATTTTCTCGTCTCTGTCATAGTAGAATGCTCTTTTGAGAAAAGTGCAATCCTGCAAACGACGAAACTCCGGGAGAACCTCTTTCTTTTCCTCACTGGTATAGGTCATACCAATGAGGGAAAACTCCTCAGTTACAGCCACAGGATTGAACCACTGTGCTGCTTCTTTGGAAACACCCATAATATTATCATCTCCGAAAACACACAGGGCTACGTGTTTCCGGAAATCTTCGACAGTAGGATCACCGCCGGTCATCATCAGTCTCTTATAATAGACATAACGAAAAGCCAAACACAAATAAGTACCATTTATGAAGGCCGTCATCAAGTTGCCGCTGGGATTACATGCATACAAGATATAAAAATATCCGTCATTTAAAT